ATATCAAGCTGCGGACCTACGGGGACTGGATCGAGTTCGAGTGGAACCCCTACACACTCGGCACTGGCGCTTGGCAGTATGTAAACCACTACTCGAAGGACGAAGTTCTCTACGGGTCAGCCACCTATGATCCGGCCAATCTGGTTGACGGGGCTGGTGCAACTACGACGATTGCGGTGACTGGCTGCGCGATGGGTGATTTCGTCAGTGCGTCGTTCAGTCTCGATTTGCAGGGGATCACGCTCACGGCGTGGGTATCGGTAGCGGGGACTGTCTCGATCCGGTTCCAGAACGAGAGTGGCGGGGCGCTCGATCTTGCTTCGGGCACGCTGCGCGTCGTTGTGCGGAAGGCTTGACTGTGGCGGACCCCGCATCTCAGTACCTGCAGGAAGCGCTCGGCAAAGCAGCCAAGGGCGGCGAGAGCGCTGTCGGGCACGCCGCGATCGTCGAAGCATTGCGCCTTGTAGGGGAAACCATGTCGCGTATCGCAGACCGGCAGGACATCCTCAGCGGCAAGATGGCAGAGCAGGGCGAGACGCTCCACGCCATCGACAAGCGGCTGGCGGTGTTCGAGAACAACAGCCTCACTTCCACGGTCAAGAGCCTCGAAGCGCGGGTGTCCGCGCTCGAACTGACAGGCGCCCGGCAACAGGGCGCGGTCGGCGTGGGCGAGTGGCTCACGCGCAACTGGATCGCGATTGTCGCGCTGCTCGGCAGTCTCGCGATCGTCATTAAGGTAGGGGTGCTTCGTCTATGACCGAGATCGTCGTCAACGCTCCGAGGAACTGGCTCAGCCAGAAGGGCCTCGACCTGATCCACAGCTTCGAGGGCTGCGCCAAGAAGCGCAGCGACGGACGCTTCGACGCGTACCCCGACCCGGGCAGCAAGGACGGCCACCCGTGGACTATCGGCTGGGGCTCGACCGGCTCGGACATCGGACCGGGGGCGATCTGGACCAAGGCCGAATGCGACGCGCGGTTCGAGCGCGACATCGAGCGCTACGTCACGGACGTGCGCAAGGCGATCGGCGACGCGCCGACCACCCCCGGGCAGTTTGACGCGCTGGTCGCTTTCCACTACAACACCGGGGCAATCGCGAAAGCGACCCTCACCAAGAAGCATATCGCCGGGGACTACGAGGGCGCGGCCCGCGAGTTCGCCAAGTGGAACAAGAACGACGGCAAGGTCATGGCCGGGCTCACCCGGCGCCGCAAGGCCGAAGCCGACCTGTACAGGAGCTAGCGCCGTGACCGACGACCAAATCCTCGTCAACGCGTCCCCGCTGCCAGACCAGCTCTGGGCTGGTGTGCGTCAGGTCTTCCCGCCGCTGGTCGCCTTCGCGGTTGGCCGGGGGCTAATTCCCGACGACGCGGCAGCGCTGCTCGCGGTCGCGTTCGGCGTCATCTGGCCGATCATCGCCGGGCAGCTCAAGACCCGTAAGCGCGCGGTCGAACTGGCTAGCGTGGCCGGCGACTACCGGGTGCCTGACGCGGTCGCGAGCCTCAAGTCGTGATCCCGTTCGCGCTCCCCCGGCTGTCTGTGGGCAACGTCGGCATCGCCGCGCTCGCTCTGGGCCTCGCGGTCCAGACCGCGCGGATCGAGGGCTTCCTGTTCATCGACGGCTACAAGGACAAGCTGGCCGCCCGCGACCAGAAGATCGCCGACATGACGAAGGCGAGCGACGAGGCGTGGCTGCTGCTGATTAAGCAGAAAGCCGACTTCGAAGCCAAGGCCGCCCAGATTGCCAAGGAGAGCAACCGTGAAGACCAAGCTGTTCGGATTGTCTATCGCGACCGCAGCGATGCTTACGCTGACCGGATGCGGCTCGACAAAGTTTGTAGCCGCAACCCCGCCCCCGCCGCCCAAGGTGGTGCTCCCGCCGTCGGTGACGGACCCGGTCCAGATGCCGTCGTGGTTGCGCGCTCCGACTTCAACATCTGCACCGACAACTCCCGGCGCATAGAGCGGGTCCACAACCTCGGCGACGAATGGATCATTCAAGGGCTGGCGGTACCGCAGGACTAGGTCAGCGGCAATTGACCCTGCTTGCGCCAGCTCTCGTCGGCGTCGCTGCGCCAGCGCTGCATCAAGTCCGCTTCGCGTTCCGCTGCCTCGACCTGTGACAGGTCGCTATTCGGGCGGGCTCCCTCGGCAATGGCTGTGCGGCGCTGCGCAGCCCACAGGCGAACCAACGCAGGGGCCAGTGGATCGCGGGCCAGCAGCACGAAGGCCGGCTCGTCCGGCAGCGCAGCCTTGAAGCACGGGTCTTGTTCGATCAGTCTCTCGGTCATAGTAGTCTCCTCTTCATCGCTTCGAGCAGGATGTCCTGCACACTGGCCTTGCTCGCGTGGCGCAGCAGCACGTCCTCGTCAACGGTGTTCTCCGCGACGATGTCGTGGATGTAGACCATGCGGTGCAGGCCGCTCTGGTACTGGCGCATCGGCCCGATCCGCTCGATCACCTGCTGGCGCAGTTCCATGTCCCACCAGTGGCCGAAGAACGCGAGGATGTTGCCGCCCCATTGCAGGTTGCAGCCGTGGCCTCCGCTCGCCGGGTGGATGAACATGACCGGGTGGCGGCCCTCGTTCCACGCGTCCTCGGTCCGTGGATCGTCGTCGAACTCGACGCCGTACGGAAAGTGCTTGCGCAGCCGCTCAAGGTCAGTGCGGAAGTGGTAGGCCACCAGCACCGGCATCCCCGCTGCCTCTTCGATCACGCTCTCCAGCGCCTCGATCTTGGCCTCGTGGATCGGCTCCCACAGGGTGCGCTCGGCGTTGAGGTAGATCGCCCCGTTGGCAAGCTGCAGGCACTTGATCGTCCGGGCTGCGGCGTGGACCGCCTCGATCTCGTGCTCGCGGATTTGAAGGAACATCTCCTTCTCCATCTCGCGGTACATCGCCCGGGCCTTGGTCGGCAGCCCGACCTTGATGACGTTGTGGATCGGGTCCGGCACGTCGATGTAGTCGCGCGGGTCGATCGTGATGCAGATGTCCCTGATCCGCTCCTGTATCTGGTCCTGCGCCCAGCTCACCGGGCGCGTGCCCGCGAACTCCGAGTTGCGGTGGGCCTTCTGGAACCAGCGGTTCTCGTAGGCCGAGAAGCTGCGCCCGAGCCGCTCGCCCCGGTCGAGGAACCAGAGCTGGCCCCACAGGTCGAGCAGCCCGTTGGGTGTGGGCGTGCCGGTCAGGCCGATGAAGCGCTCGACGTTCTTCGACCACGCTACCCGGGATAACTGCTGGGCGCGCACGCCGCCCTGCTGGGTGCGGAAGTTCTTGAGCCGGGTCAGCTCGTCGCCGACAATGGTCTTGAACGGCCAGCCCGCGATCCCGTAGTGCTGGACCAGCCACGGGAGGTTCTCGTAGTTCATCGTGAAAATCGGGGCGTTGCTGTTGCCGAGAGCCGCGAAGCGCTCGGTCGCGGTGCCGATCACCGGCTGGACTTCGAGGTGTTTAAACATGTCCCAGCGCCGCAGCTCGTCCGGCCACGTCTTGTTGGCGACGCGCTTTGGGCCGAGCACCAGCACCGGGGCCTCGTCGTAGAGGTCAACGTTCTGCAAGGCGCAGCCAACCCCGAGCGTCTTGCCCGAGCCCATGGCCGCGAACACCCCGCAGCGCGGGTGCTGCTGGATATGCTCGATCATCGGCGGTTGCCACGGGCGCAGCTCGGGGTTCATTCGGCGTCGGGCTTCGGGTCCGCTGCGGGGCCGCGATCGACGCGCGGCAGCTCGGTGATGAACTTGTCGAGCATGTCGTAGAGCAGGGCCAGCTCAGCCGGCGAGAGCACGTAGTGGCGCTCGGGCGCGAAGCCTTCCTTGAGCTGCAGGTGGACCACGCCCTGCTGGGTCATCGACGCCAGCCGCTCGATCTGGGCGGCGCGGACAGACTGCTCCAGCGCGACCACACGGACCTCGGGCCGACGCGGCGCGAGGCTGATGCGGATGCGCGTGTCGGTCAGGATCGCGTTGTTGCCGAGGGGGTCGACGCGGGGGTCTTCGGTCATGCTTCTCTCCTGATGAAATGGTCGACAGCCTCGAAACTGTCGAGCACGTAGACCGTGACGCCCACCGCCTTGAGCTTCTCGATTTCGCGATCCTGATGCGGGGCGAGCGGCAGGCCGGGAGCTTTGATCTCGGCGAAGCCGATCCCGTTGCTGCCGCCCAGTCCCTTGGGGAACGTCCAGAACTGGTCCGGGCACCCACGGCGGCAGAGCCACTTCGCCTTGCGCGTGGTCCCGCCGTGAGCCGCGACCTGCTCCTTGAAGTAGTCCTCGACCTTGCCCTCTTTGTGCTTGGCCATCAGCCTCTCCCTTCGATGAACGCGCGGCCCTTGTCGGTGGCGGCCCAGCTCAGGCCGTCTCGCTCGACGTACCCGTCAGCGCGCAGCGCCCACGCTGCGCGCGTCTCGTGCCCACCAAGCCGCACGCCGGGGGTGCGACTGATCTTCGAGAGCACGCGGGCCTGCGGCGTCGTGAGGGTCTGGGGCATCGCGTGTCAATCCTTCCTGTAGCGGTAAGTCTCGAACCCGGCAGCGGCCAGCGGCAACTTGCCGTCGGCCCACCACGGAGTGCTGCGCAGTAGAGCACACAACCGACCGGTTGTAAAGAGCGGATCGTCCACAGGCTCGGTGACCACCTCGTCGTGGACCGGCAGGATGATCGGGTAGCCCGCGTTCTCGACGAGGTGGCTGTTCGCCTTGAGCACGTCGCGCGCCGCGGCCTGTGTCGCGTTCTCCGCGAGCTTGCCGCCGTAGGTGTGGACCCGTTCCCAGCGCCGGGTGTACGAGTTGACCCCGAGGTACGAGAGCGAGGTCGCGTTCGCGAACTTGGGGTGGTCGACGATCGCCGGCTGGCAGTAGCACAGCATCCGGCCCGAGGGCAGACGCATCCGCAGCCACTCGTCCCTGCGGTGGAACGAGATGTAGCCGCCCGCGTGGGTGGTCTTGCCGGGGTTGATCGTCGCCTCGCGGGCCGCCTCTTCGAGGTCGTACCAGAACTGCTTGATCGCCGGGTTAGCCTCGCGCCAGCCAGTCACGATCCGGTCGATCTCGTCGTCGCTGATGTCGAGCCCGTAGAGCCGCATCATCGTGCCGAACGCACCCTTCGCGCCTTGGAACCCGCAGGCCAGCTCGGGCACCTTTCCGAGTATCTGGCGCTCGTCCTCGGTCACGCTCTCAGCGTGCTTGTTGAGGATGCGCCCGGCGCCCAGCTTGTACAGGTCTTCGCCGGTCCCCTCGTCGTAGTCCGCGAACGCCTTGAGCTTCCACTCCTCGCCCGCCAACCACGCGAGGATGCGGCCTTCGATGTTGGCGAGGTCTGCGATGACCAGCTTGCGCCCTTCGTCCGCGACGATCACACCGCGCAGCGCGACCCCCGCAGCACGGGCCGCGTTGGGCAGGAGCAGCTCGGCCATCCCGCCCTTGATGTCTTCGATCCACCCGGCCACCGCCTTGCTCTCGGCCTTGTTCGGGCGGATCAGGTTCTGGGGCTGGAAGATGCGGCCCGCGTCGCGCCCGGTGCGCTGGGCACCGCAATACTGGATCGTGCCCCGTAGACGCCCGTCAGGGCTCACAGAGCGCTTGAGCGCCTTGTACTTGGCAACAGAGGCCACAGCGGTGTCCAGACGTGCCCTGAGCAACTCTTTGACCACCTCGGGGATGTTCGGGTCTTCGATCCGGCGTTCGAGCGTTCCCTTCTGCATGTCGGGCAGGTCGACCCCGTAGAACGAGAGCAGGTGCGCGAGCAGCGCCTGCGTCTGGTTGGCCGAGCGCACCACCCCGTAGGTCGTCTCGTCGACGTACTCGTCGTTGCTCTTCTTGACCCGCGCCATCAGCTCGATCGCCGCGTCGGTCAGTTCGAGATCGACCTTGAACCCCCGGTCGTTGACCTTCTGGTCGAGCACCCACGTGTCGTGCTCGCTCGGCATGTTGCCCTGCTTGCCGGGGTAGTTCCACGCGGGGAGCTTGCGGCGCAGCGCACGCATCGACTGGATGTCGCCCCCAGCGTAGGCGAGGAACGTCTTCCACTCGGCGGGGTGTGTTACCTTGGTACGACGGCGGACCTTCTGGTTCTTCGGCGCGGGCACGCAGAACAGCCGGATCAAGTCCTTGCCGCCCGCGTGTTTGGCGTCGTCGCCCAGCTTGAAGATCGTCGAGAGTTTGTCGAGCCCACCCGGCAGGCCGTGGGCCATGGCCCGCACCATGGTGTCCTCGATCCGCGAGGGGTCGACGTCCATCCCCCACGCGTGGCGGATCACGGTGCGGTCGAAGTCCGACTTGTGGCACACCACCTTGACCGTGGGGTCGAGCAGCAGCTCGCGCAGCTCAGCGCTCGCAGTGATAGTCGGCAGGCCGTCCTCGTCGGTCAGGTCTTCGACGATGATCTCACCCTCGCTGCCGAACATCGGATCGTCGAGCGCCCACGCGGCGATCATCACCTCAGCGCCCTCGGCGTACCGGTGGGTGCCGTCACGGATCGGCGTCTCGCAGAAC